TTATTGTACTTTGGAATTCTTTAGTAGGTCTGCAACTTTAGATAAATATTCTAACATTAAAAAAGTTTTCGAAAGTGACAAAATACTAGCCAACTTAAATAAATAACCATGCTACTAAAACAAGGCGACACGTTGCAATATTTACTTGACGTAAAAGACGGAAAAATAAAACAAGGCTTAGGGATTAATTGTTACCTTGACGAACACCTACGATTTAAACCTAAGCAACTAAACATTATTTTAGGACACGACAACGTCGGAAAAACCTACTGGATTAATTGGTACTTTTTAACGCTAGCTTTACAGCACAATTTAACATTTTGTATTTGGTCTGGCGAAAATCAAAAGGGGCAAATATTACGGGACATGATACAAATGTATAGGGGTAAACATTTCAGCAAATTATCACATAGTCAAATAGCTGGCGACCTTGCATTTCTAGAACAAAGTTTCGTGTTTATAGATAATTCAAAACTATACAAACCAGACGACGTTTTAAAGCTGTTTAAAGATAGTGGCGCAGATGTCGGACTAATAGACCCATTTACGGGACTAGATAGAGAAATGTCATTTAGTGGTAACTATGAATTTATGAATCGTGCGCGTCAATTTGTCAATGAAACGGGAATGACTATCTACATAAACACGCACCCGAATACTGAAAGCGGACGTACTGGCAACCTATACGCAGAAGGCGAACTAAAAGGACACCTTAAAGCACCATTAAAAGACCATATCGAAGGCGGTAAAGCATTCTTAAATAGGTGTGACGACATGATAGTAATTCACAGACTTATTAAACACCCAGACCACAAGTTTAAAACATGGGTACAAGTCGAAAAAGTTAAGGACATGGAAACGGGCGGTAAGCACACGGGAATAGATGAACCCGTAGTATGTTCATTTAACAACGGAATAGGCTTTGAAGTTCACGGCGTAGACCCTTTAACTAAATTCCGTGCAAAAGAACCCGTACAAGCCAAAATAACAATGACAGAACAAAAGTTAAACGCCTTAAAAAACACGAAATGGACATAACACTACAGCTTTTACTAGTAAAAAGCAAACTACAAAGCATAAAAACACGGATTCGACTAACACGCGAAGACCTAGAAGCAAAGAAGCCAAACGCTACAGCATTTATTCAAGGCGCGCATGACGTAGAACTAGACCTAACAGAAATAGAAAAGACTATCTACAATCTAGAAATGGAAATGCGCATGATAGGACGCGAAATAAACTACGCCATGCAGATAAACGGACACCTAAAAGAAAAGATTAACGATTTAGAAAACGAAAACAAATACAAAAACCTTGACTTATGACTAAACAACACAAACTCGTAACCTTGTCCGCTGTATTACCCGTACTAGCCGACTTCATCGAAGACTTAAACGACCAGTTCGTCTTCAAACAAGACTTAAAACGTAAAGCTAACATACTAGCCGACGAAATACGCAAAGTAGATCACAAACTTTTAAATACTAACGAAGCAAACCGCGAAGAAATCTTTAAACAACAGATTGATTTACAGCTAGAATTTAGAAATTGGATAAAAGAAACTATAAAATTTGACTGATGAAAGTAGGATCAGACTTTAGCGGAGTTGGCGCATTTGACCAAGCTCTTAAACGTTTAGGCGTAAACTATGAAACAGTCTTTGCTTGTGACATGGATAAGTACGCAAGGGATACGTTTATTCACAACTACGGAGAACCAAAATACTATCCCAGTAATGTTTACGATAGGGAAATACCAACGGATTCATTAGATATTTACATGACTAGCCCACCTTGTCAAGCGTTTAGTTTAGCTGGAAAAAGATTAGGTAAAGACGACAAGCGCGGAGTATTGTTTTTTAATTCACACGAATTTATTCAAGTAAACAAACCTCGCTTTTTTATATTTGAGAACGTCAAAGGATTGCTTTCGGACGATGGAGGTAAAACATTTCAAGAATGGATTAATATGTTAGGCGGTAAATCAGTAAATGGGTTGCCTATTTTATTTCCACACGAAGAAGCTGTGTCCTATCATTTGTACTGGAAAGTTCTAAACGCTAAAAATCACGGTGTGCCACAAAATCGCGAACGTGTTTTTTTAATTGGTATTCGTGACGACAAAGATAACAGCTTTCAATTTCCAAAAGAAGAACATTTAACCAAACGACTAAAAGACGTACTAGAAAAAAAAGTGGACAAAAAGTATTTTTTAAGCGAAGAAACAATAAATAGAATATCTAATTGGAAAAGTAGGGAAAATCCTATTAGAGATAATATGTATTTAGGTGATGAAATTGCTTCGTGTTTATTAGCGCGAGGTGATGGAAATGAACACGCTGGAATGAAATTATTAAAAATAAAAAGCGCAACATTAAAAGGATATGAAGAAGCAAAAGAAGGAGATTCAATTAATTGTAGTGTTCCATCTTCCGAAACAAGACGCGGACGCGTAGGAAAAGGAGTAGCACAAACACTAGATACCGCTTGTAACCAAGCTACTCTAGTAAAGGATCAAATAAGACGTTTAACCCCTCGCGAATGTTTTAGACTTATGGATTTCCCAGATACATTTCAATGGCAAGTAAGCGACTCGCAAGCCTATAAACAAGCTGGTAACTCAATTGTGGTAAATGTACTTTATAAAATATTAAAACAATTACCGTTATGAGATGTAAAAATTGCCGTGAAAAGTTCGAGCCTATTAGATTTAATCACAAGTATTGTTTAAAAGATGAATGTATTAAAGCCTTTGTCGAAGAAGTCAAAGTAAAGCAATGGAAGGAAACGAAAACACGAATGAAAAACGACCTAAAAACATTACAAGACTGGTTAAAAGAAACCCAAACAATATTTAACAAGTATATAAGACTTCGAGATAATGGTTTAACGTGTGTTTCGTGTGGTAAAACGCCTCTTAAAAAAAATTGCGGGCATTATTTTTCTAGCGGTGGACATTCTAACGTTCGTTTCGACGAAGATAATTGCCACCTACAATGCGAACACTGTAACACGTTCTTAAGTGGCAACCTTTTGAACTATCAAATAGGCATACAGAAAAAAATCGGAGCGCAAAAGCTACTTGAACTACAAGAACGGGCGCATGTTACGAAAAAATGGACTATTGAAGAACTAAAAGAAATAATACAAACCTATAAAACCAAAGTAAGACAGCTACAATGAAAAAAATATACATAACACCAGAACAAATAGAAGAAGCAAAAGACCTATACAACTTCAAGTGTTTAAAGAATTCAATTACCAACGGCGAAAGCCAAATATACGGCGCACTAGGTGAAGTTATTACTATGGCGTTTCTAAGGTCAAAAGGAAAAGAGGTTAAATACGAAGGCGACTACAATTACGACTTAATTAGCAACGGCAAAAAAATAGATGTTAAAACAATCAAAACAGATAAAGAACCTACCGACGAGTTTAACGCTAATATAGACGCAAACAATACCACACAGAAGACGGACTTTTATCTTTGGTGTTCGGTGTCCGTAGACATGACATACGGGTACGTAATAGGCTACCTAGATAAAGACAAGTTCTACAAAATAGCTTACCTCAAGAAAAAAGGCGAAATAGACCACAGCGACTGGACGTTTAAAAGTGACACGTATACCACTAAAATAAAAAATATCAAAAAATTTAATTGAAATTATTGTTTATATCGAAATATAGATTAACTTTACAGAAACAAAAACCAATTTAACATGAAAAATTTATTTAAAGCGTTGGCAACATTCCAACAAGAAGTACCAGTAATTCACAAAGCGACGCAAGGTTACGGCTATTCTTATTCGGACTTACCGAAAATCTTTAGCGTTATCAATCCGTTACTAAAAAAACACGGACTAGGATTTACCCAGTTGATTAACGACACTAATTTAGTTACGTGTTTATTTCACGTGGAAAGTGGCGAAACAATCGAAAGCACTACAGCTATTCCACAAAACGTAGCTTTAAAAGGTATGAACGATTTCCAAGTTATGGGTTCGGCTATTACTTACGTTAGACGTTACGCTATTAGTTCAATGTTAGGGCTAGTAACCGACAAAGATACGGACGCAAGTGGTGAACAAGTTAAGAAATTACCTACTATTGACGCTAAACGTTTTCAAAGTGCTATTGAAGCTATCCACGCTGGTAAGTACACACGTGAAGAACTAGAAACTAAGTTCGCATTAACAGAAGGTCAAACAGATTTAATAAACGCGCTATGAATACTTTTAAAATTAGATGTTCTGCAATCGGTAAAATCATGACAAACCCCCGCACTAAGGGGGAATTGTTAAGCCAAACAGCTAAAACATACATAGAAGAACAAGTTATACAAGACAAGTACGGAATCAAAAAACAATTTTACAGCCGTTACACGGATAAAGGTATATTAGTAGAAGACGACGCCATTAAATTAGTATCGGACATTCTAGATTTAGGCTTTACTTGGAAAAACGAAGAA